CACTCAGGATGCTGGTTCAAAGAGTCTTCATTGTAGATGTTGATTCCAGTTGCCATAATAGATTGCGGTGTGTCGTTGATAACGGCCCATTGGCTCCAGCCGTCCAGCAACTTAGACCTGATTGCCACTGCTCCTTGCTTCTGTCCCGTAACTACCGTAAATATCTGCGTCGTAGCCAGACCGGGTGTTTTGGCAGTGTTTTGCGAGTACGTAAGAAGCAGACCCGACGACTCATCGAACGGTAAGTTAGATATGCCTTTGTAATAGCTGAACAGGTATATTGTGTTCGGGGGAATCGTGTTCAGGTCTTTGCACTCAGGATGCTGGTTCAAAGAGTCTTCATTGTAGATGTTGATTCCAGTTGCCAGAATAGTGTTGCCAGACCCTACATATTTGATTCTAGTGTCTGTCCACGCGCCGTCAATATAAGCGTATACGGTACCGCTTGACACAAGCACATACTGTTTTGACGTATCGGTCATTTCCGATACGGAGTTTACGAAAGTCGGTGTGGTCGTGGACAGTTCGGAAATACGGGTGTTAATGCTTACGATGTCGTCTGCATTGTTTTTCTCCGCTGCGCTTGCTCGATTCGTCTCTGCGGTCAAATCCTGCTCAATTTTAGTCTCCGAGTTCTTAGCACGGGTTTTCTCCGCATCGATGTTCGCCTGCAATGTCTGTTCCGCTTTAGTAGCACGAATCGTCTCTGTGTTCAGCTTGGTAGTTAAAGTCTGCTCCGCGCCCTCGGCACGGGTCTTCTCCGCAGTCACGGCGGCGGTGCGGTCTTCCTTTTCCTTCACGATAGCGTCGGCGTTTGCGGTAATTCGACCGTCAAAAGTCTTCACCTCCTGACGGTACTGTTCGACCTGCGCATTGTAGTTGCCAGTCAGTGCCCAGAAAGAATCGTCGTCGATTTCCACGCCGACGGGCACGTACTGTCGGGACGTATACGAGTTGCCCTGATGAAGCACGATAGTCAAAGGCTCGTAAGCCTTGGTCTTGTCCCACTCCAAAGGCTCGGCGAAAAGCGGTACGTATCGTGCGCCGACGTACTGCGTCACGCCCTTGGCGATTTCATCCGCAGCGCCCTTCAGCGATGTCGCGTTGGCGACTGAACGCGCAACGATTCGCTCGATAAGCTGCATAGTCTCGGTATCGATAGCCATAATCGGTATCCCTTCTAGCCGTTGTACTTGCCGATAATCCAGAACAGCAAGTCCGAATTGGGTTCGATGCTCTTGTTGCAGCTGATACCAGCGGCATCCATCTGCAACGTGTAGTTGTCCTTTGAGGACACACCTGTCGATGCGCCCTTAATCCACGCAGGGGTGCGCGCGATTCGCGTTGCCGCGGATACGCTCGTCTCGGCATCGGTCTGGATGCGGATGTTCATTGCCACCAGACCGCCGATTCGCGTGGTGTTGTAGAGCGTCAGCGTGACGCCCTGAAGGATGTCGGTGAACAAGCCCTCGGTAGGCTGCTCGATAGTTTCCGCCTTGCTGGGAGCGTATTTGTACACACCGTCCGAAGTTGCAGCCCACTCGTCCGTCACATCGTTGTCGATCTCGTGCTTCAGCTTAACGCCGCCGAAGGTCTGCCTGTCCGCCACGTTGACATTCAGCTGGTCATTTGCGTAGTTGAGACCCGCACCGGCAGCGCTCATGAGTCGGCTGTCGATGGTATCTGTCATGACCGACGTATCGTATCCCGTGTTGTTGATTACACCGTGGCCGTCTGCCGCGAACCGCAAAATGAGCCTACCGTATTCCTCGGTTCCGTAGATTGCGCCAGTGTCGAACTCGATTTCCTTCCACGACTCGGGAACGTATGCGCAGAAGTAGCCATCATCGGTTAGACCGAAGAACACCTGTTTCGCGGTTCGCTCGTAAATCTTCCAAGCGTTGTCGATGAACCACTGCTCAAGCTGTTCAGCATAGTAGTCGTCGAACCCGTGCTCCACGAACTCCTCGAAACGCTTCTGCAACTCGGCGATGTCGCTCGTGTTCAAGTTAGTCTGGTCGCAAATCTCGTTCGCGTAGTTGCACAGCTTCTCGACAACTTTCCAAAGCTGTCGGATACCCTGCTCCTGCGAATCGACATCCCAGTACAGCTTGGGGATAGCGGGGGTGAACTGGGTCAGCCCTGCAATGGGCATAGGCACCCCGTTGCCGTTTACAAGCATACAATCACCTACTTGATGTCCGAATCGTCATACCAGCTATCGAACTGGTTGACCTTGTGCGGCTCGATACCGATATGCTCGATAAGCCACTTTCCAATAGAAGGGTTCATCTTGCCGATGTTCTCAACGATTGAGGTAATCTCATAGAGCGACAGATACGCACACACCGCAGTGCATACGGGTACGTTCATTTCCACGCCAACGAAACCGGTACCGAAAATGGAAATGCAGATTTCCACCGCCTTGCCGACTACGATTGCGAACACCTCTCCCATCTTGTTCCACATGCCATCCCGCATTACTGTGGAGTTGACGGTGCCAGTGCGCATCGCAGCGATGTAACCGCTTGCGACATCGAATACGCACAGCACGAGCGGTACGAATACAATCTGAAATTCGTGTTGCATTTTTGGCTTCCCTTCTACCAAGCGTTGATATTTAGTGTGAACAGGCACGAGAACAGCGGTTCCAGCTCGTTCACGATTTGCAGGTCTACGTCCTCATAGGATTTCAACCGCTCCGAAAGCTCCAAGATGGTGCCGTCTCGGATGCGTTCGTACTGGTGGTCGGTTCCGTTAGCCGCATAGTCCTCGTTTCCGCTCAACCGAGTCTGGGGGAAATCGGAGAACACGTTGCGCGACTTATAGTACTCGTCCGTAGCGTTGAAGTTCTCGGGTGCTTCTGCAATCTTGGAATACAGGATTATGTACTTAGGCATAATCTCGTTCAGCTTGCGCAGGAACTCGCGCTTCCATTGCGCTAGCGGAAGCACGCCGATTTCGCGCATATAGTAGTGGTCTAGAATCTTGCCGCAAAGACGTTCATGCTGTTCCTCGTTGAACTTGGGGAAGTCCCAGCTGGGGTCTGTGAGGTCGAACCAACCGTCTTGATACAGCTGCCCCAACGCAAGCGTGTTCACGCTGTGGAACTCTGGTTCGTAGACCGAATCGTAATCGGGATGCTCGATTATAGGCATATCGCACCTCCTATTCGTTCAGCGTCTTGATTAGCGACAAGTCGTTATGGAACAGGTTCCAGTTCTCGGAAATGTTGTCCTGATTCCAAACCACTCCGATTTCGCCGTCAAGGTACTCGCCGAAACGCGAGTTCAGCTTATCGCACGCATCGCGTAGGCAGGACAGCGTTGACAGTCGCACGATTTGTGCAGGCGATTTCTGGGCTCGTACCTCGTCCTCGGTCTGTCGCTCCGATTTGAATGGCGTGTTCTCGATACCCATCATGGTGTAGATTCGGTTCCACACGGATTGCTCGTCAGCAGCCAGCGCTTCACCGATGTACGGAACCCCAGTCTGTAGCGCGTCCGTCTCGATTGCGCTCATGCCGTCCGTACCGATAACCGCCAATTCGCCGCCTGCTACCTGCTTGACGAGATTCTCCATATCGTACTTCTTCTCCTGCGGTCCTCGGAGAATGAATGGAATCTGCTGGTGGAACCTGTTCATGTTCTTGGTCATTCGGATGTGTACGAGTTCGGTGGCATAGAGGTCGATACTCTCCATGATGGGGAATCGCGTGCTGTTATCCCAAACCAATACTCCGTTGGCTGGAGTGCAGTCGAAACGCCAGCCGTTGTTGCCGAACGATTCCCATTCGGGATACTCGTCATAGACGTTTGGCACGCCCTTCAGCACCGCCTTGGTGCTGAAGAACATGCCGCGCATCTTGGTCGGGAAGGCGATTGTGGCAACGCCCTCGGTTGCCAAAATGTAGTTGAGGTAACGCGCATTGCACGACTTGGGGAGGTTAATCCACTTGAACCTGTTCGTCGCCATCTTAAGCATGATGTCTCGGTAGTAGTTGTACAGGCGCGTGTTGTAGTCCTGCGTACCCCAGTAGTTCAGACCGTAACCCTTGCGCGCAGGGGATGTGCTGCACCTGTTGCGTTTCTTTCCGCCGCGATGCGCCATAACTTAAACCTCCCCTTTTTCCGTTAGCAAATCTGTCACGGCAAGCTGCGTCACACCTTGGTAGTTGGTCGCGCTCGCTATGATTGATTTTAGCACAGTTTCGGAAGTGGCGAGCATGTTTGCCACAGCCTGCTCATGCGATTCAGCCATAGCCTGCGATGCCTGCCGATATGAGTTGACCTGCTCGTCGTTATGCGCCTTGTTGACATACCAGTCGATTACCTTCTGAATCTCACCGTCGGTCATGCCCTGATAGGTGTCGAGTTGCAGAAGTTCGGAAATCTCCCTGTCTTTAGGGGTCTCCTCGGTAACCGTTCCGTTAGCTTCAGTTGTCATACGGGTTCACCCTTCCAATCTCGTCCGGATTGCCCCAGACCGTTACGCCGTTCCTGAAGATGTTGCCGATTGACTGCTGTGCGAAGTCGCTCGACTCGCCCTTGTCGTATACCCACAAATCGGATGCCTTCCAATACGTGAAGTGCTTCATAAGGCAAAGGTCGGATACGTCCCAAATCTGGTTCAGGTTGTATCCGTAGCGCGTGAACTCGTCACCCGCAGCTCGTATAGAGCCCTTGGATTGAGTTCGCACCTTCACCTGTATACCGCGCGTGCGCATGTAGTCAGGCGCAGAATTGCCCCCGTCTGGGCAAAGCCGCACGGGAGCCATGTTCTTCGCATCGTTAGATACAGCCTTGAACTGGTTCTGCGTGTTGCGAAGTACGTCCTGCGCGTTGGCGATAGCGGTTCGGTCGCTCCAATCGGATACCGAATCGGTGTTAGACTTCAGGCGCTCGGCATTTGCGACTGACGTGTCGCGCGAGTTGGTAGCGTTGGTTACAGCGGTATCGCGCACGTTCTTGGCGTTCGCCTTGATGTTGCCCACGCTGTTGGCAGTGTTCGCGCTGTCGCAGGCGTTACTTCTCGCTGTGTTAGATGTGGCGGCATTGACGTTGTGCTGGTTAACTGCCGTGTTCTCGGTTGTCGCATATGACGAGTTGTTCAGGTTCGTCAGCGTGGATGCCTGCTGCGTGCTGGAATTGTAATGTGCCTGCAGGCCGGCGACCGCGCTGTTGCACTGTGCCGTCATGGCTGCATTTGAAGTAGTTGTAGCCGCACCGACAAGAGTTCCCGCAGATTGCATCGCGCCCATTGCCGCTCCAGCGAGCGCACCTGCGGGACCTGCTGACGCAAAACCCGTCAGCGCAGCTGCCGCGATGTCGCCGACCGCGCTAGCACCCTGCGCAATCGCGTTACCGCCCGCACACGCCACGGAAGTCTGGTTCTCCTCCTTCGTACTTGCCAAGGTAAACGCATTTGCCGCCACGGCGTGCGTGTAGTTAAGCGAATTGTTGGATGAAGTGGTCGATTGAATCTGCGAGTTGTGCGAAGTCGTGTTCGCGTTAGCAGCCGCGTTGTTGGTCGCGGTTATGTCCGTTGCGCACGCACGCGAGTTGGCGTGGTTCGAGTTCATCGTGTTCGCATCGTTGTTCGCGTTGGTCTGCGCCGTGTTCGCGCTGTTCGTGTTGTTGCTTAGTTCCGTGTTAGCGGCTGCAACCGAGTTGTCTCGGTTAGTCTGCGCACTGTCCTGCGCGTTGTGCATCGCGTTGTTCGCTTCGCGCACCGAATTATGGTAGTTCACGATAGCCGAGTTGCGAGCATTGGAGTACTGCCTGTTGTAGTTACCGAGTTCCCAGCTAGTTCGCCCATCCATGTACAAAGCGTACATCGGGATCCCCATGTCGTAGCAGAATCGGTACCAATCTCCGTTGGCCATTTCCATGTCGTGCGAGCCGCGCATATCCTGCCATTGGTAGGAATGCGAGCCGCTGCCGCCGATTCCAGTCAGGAACATGCGCATGTTCAGGTACGGATATGCCAGCGACACGATGCCGTGCGCCTTAATCGAGCCTGTCGATTCCACGCGCACGGTAGCTGTCTTGCCGTCATTGTCGGTAATCTCAAGTTCGGAGTACGGGAACGTGTACAGCTTTGCGAAACGCTGGTAGCGCTCGGGGATACCGAACATATCCTTTGTTAGCGTAATGGAACCTAGTTCCGAATCGCTGCCCTGACATTCGTACACGGTATGGTTAGACAGCGTATGCGGGGTTCCGAGCGTGATAAGCTCCTTTGCCACCATGAAACACGCCTGAACCGTGTTGAGGAACGACGGTGAGTTAGCCAGAACATCGTTGACGAACTCGTCCGCTTCGGTTGCCGCGATGGCGTACACGGTGGTGGCTGTAGGGATGCGACCGTTTGACGCGATGCCGTTTCCAACAGGTGTGGACACGTTCGCATACGACTTGCCCGTACCGAAGCCGTATCCGCTCACCTCGAACTGCCTTCCCCAGCGGTTCGTCGCATCGGGGTTAGCCGTTGAATCGGAGAAGGTCGGGTCGGAGAACGTGTACTGCGAATCGTTCACGACGCTGCCGATTGAAGCGAACTGCGAAGGCTCGCACGTGCTTGCGAAGCAGATATACTTCTCTCCGTTGCCGAACGGGATGAACTCGCCGCCGCGCGACACGGTATCGCCGCCGAAATCGACATCGGGTGCGAGCAGGTACTCGCAGTTGTCCATCGGGTTGGCTAGGTATTCGTCGGTATCGCTCTCATGCACGGGGGCGTGTCCCCGTTCCAGCAGGAAGTAGTTGAAGCCTACCGTGTTGATGAACTGCGTCCAGACATCGAGCGCGAGTGTCAGAACCGTCGTGGACGGTGCGGAGTATGCGAGGTCGTTGATGAAGAAATGCCAGCGCCTGTAACCGTCAGCAGTCTCATAGTTCAACGGCTGTCCCGCAGACGTGATAATCGGTACGTCAACGACTAGGTAGTTGTACTGCGCCGCGCGGTCGAACGGCACGGGAACCTTCACGGTTCCGTTAACGATTGTGGCGTTGGTCTTGAGAATCATGGAGGATGCGGGGTCTTTTGCAACGGTCTCGGTTACATGTTCATCGAACCATCGGTCGCGCTCGGCATCTGATGCGAACTTCACGCAATCCTCGAAATCGCCGTTCCACAGCACGTTGGTGAGATACAGTTTGGTGTTCGGTTCCCATCGCGTGTAGTCGAACTCGTTGCGGTACGCATACACGTCAACGTTCGCAAGGTTGGGGTATGCGGTATCGCCCATATGCGGAAACTCCATATATGCACCTCGTTTCATATAAAGCGGAGAGGGCACCGCGCACAGGAGACGATGCGCGATGCCCTCTAGATTGTAGCGTTGCGCCGTAGGATACGCAACTACTGGATTGTGACGGCAGCCGTGGCGGTAAGCTCGGAAGTCGTGCCGGACGGGTTGACGTACGTGGAGGTGGCCTTGATGTTGACCACGTTACCTGCCTTCAGCGACTTACCGAGGTGCAGTCGGGCATGGGTGTCGACATACGTGGTGGACGGGAGCTGAAGTTCCGCGCCGCTCTTCGCGACGAGTCCGCTTAGCGTGTACGTGCAGGCATCGGGAGCCACCTTGACGTTGGAATCCGAGGGCGTGAGCGTACCGACCAGCTTCGGGGTCAGCTGCACGATGTCACCCGCGCCGGCGTTCTCCTTCTCGGCTGTGAGCGTGAGCGAGGTCACCTTCTGGGTAACGGTCTGCGTGTCGGTTCCGGCATCGGTGGTGAACAGGATCGCGGGCACGAACGGGGATACCGAGTAGATGCCCCAATGCTGGAGCCAGTAGTTGTTGCTCATGGTCTTGCCGTTGTACATGCTGTCGGTCTCGTACAGCGTGTCGCGGCACTGGAAGAAGTCCTCGGTCGTGAGCAGCGCCACCGCGTTCGGGATGGGGAACTCGTCCACGATTACCTTGCGAACCTGAATGTCCGCACGCTCGAGATTGAACAGGACGGCGAGCGTGTCGACGTCGACGGATGCGTTAATCTCGGGAGTGGTGAACAGAACCAGTTCGTTCGGCATTGCGAACACGGGGAGTTCGGGGAGACGCACGCCGTTGTAGATGGTGTTCGGGAATCGGAGCTTGCCCACGTACGTGCGAACTGCCTTCAGGAACTCCTTGCCCGTCGCCTCGTCACTCGGCGCACCGGAAAGCTGATGTTTGTAGAAACCGAACTTCTGCTCATAGAAGGCGAACAGCTGTAGCATGATTCGGTACTCGTCGTACTCGTCCGCGTTTCGAGGTGCGCGGAGAATAGATGCCACGAACTGGTTCAATCCGTTCTCCGAAGATGTGAACGATGTGTTCAACTCGGGTCGAACGACGGAAATCGGGTACTGGTCCTGACGGTTGAGGGAGTGGTACCACACCGCCGCGTCGGGACGGTGGAGTTTGAACACGTCCTCCGCATCGTCGATATAGCTGTGGCCCTTGATCCACTTGACGGCCATTTCCTGAACCGTGCTGCCGTAGCGCATAGTGGCCTTCTTGAAGGCTCCCAGCGGGTTATCGAAAATCTGCTGATGCACGTAGGTCAGGCCGATGCGCATGATAAGGGAGTCCACGAACTGGTTGTAGTACTGACGGTTCATGGGGTCGAACAGCGCATCCATGGTGGCGCCGATACCCTGCTGCGTCGCCTGCGGGATGCGCTGCTGATAGTCGTTGGTGGCGTTGATCCAGATGTTGTCGAGGATGGTCACGTTGTTTTCCGCCATCTTGATTACCTCCTTGTTCGTTAGATAGACAGGTCCATCTTGTCGAGCGAGATGAAGCCGTCATTGGAGAAGTTCGCCTGCACGCCGCTCTGCGGGTCGTTTCCCTCATGCACGACTGCGCCCGAATCGACCAGAAGCGACTGCGCATCCGAAAGCGACTTCAGCTTGCCCATGATTGCGGACTGGTTCGCCTGCATGTCCTTGATCATTCCCAGAATCATACCGTAGTCGGGCTGCGCGGCACCGCCGTCGGGGTTGGACTCTCCCGCGCCCGTGTTCGGTTGCTGATTCGGTTCCTGCTTCGGCTCCTGCTTCGGCTCCTGTTTCGGTTCCTGCTTGGGGTCGCTGTCTGGCTGCTGGTTCGGCATCTCTGTTCTCCTTATCGCTCGAGACAAAAAAGACCGTGGGGTTTCCCGCCTTTGGCGGTTCCCCACGGTCAAACATTATATAGGTCGCCAGTCCGACAATCAAGTTGAAATCGCACGAGTAAATGCGAAGCGGGAGCGCACGAGCCGACGTGTTTCACCGCGCCCAGCTACTCACCCGAGTTGCCGGCAACAACCTACAGATATGGATTATAAATCACCCAGGCCTAAAGCGCAAAGCGCGATATATATCGACATCAGAAACGGCATCAACGAACATAGAAACAAGATTACGCTGATTAGGTCGCGTTCTTGCCATGCTAAAGTTGCCACGCAAATTACAAATAGAACTGAAACCGCTATAAGGATTACAATGCACACATAGAGAATAACCATGATAAATCACCTAATCCCGAACAGCGCCAAAACCTCGGCGAAGTCCGTCTTTACCTGCACGTCCTCGTATCGAACCAATCCCAGATACCACATTTCCGAGAATGATTTCATTACTGGTTCCGCACGTCTGGCCTGAACGTAGTTGATACTCGAATCGGATGCCGTCAATGCGTACACCGGTTTGTCGCGCCTATTTGGAACCTTGTTCGTTATGTGGTAAAGTCCCTCCTGCATATCGACCCATACGCCGAACATCTTCCCGTTCACCGTTATGCCGAACATGTACTTGGCTCGTTTCGGTTTCTTGGCAACGAACTCGGAGTTGGTTATGTAGAACTCGTTTCCCGCCGCGACATCGGCTTCCGCCGTTCCCAACATCATTCGACCTGCCACGGTACCGCTCAACTTCTCCTGACCGTATTCGGCACTCTCGACATAGTGCAGTAGAAACGTCTTGTTCTTGTGCCACGAGTAACCGAACTTGAGGTTGGTGGATACCCTAGCCGCCGCGAAGTACGGGTTTGCGATGTCGCAGGCGTTACCGAGTAGGTACACCCTAGGTCGCAGCGATTTGGTATCTGCACGCTCACGCGAAACGGTATCTACTAGATTAGCCAGTTTCGTGTACTCGTTCTGTAGGTATGTGTGATACCTGTCAGAACGCTCGATTACAGCCTCGTCAAGTACGATTCGCCTTACCTTATCGTAGGTGCGCTTCTTTAGCGCCTGCGAATCTGACAGTGCGCAGTAATAACCTATGATATGCCAAACCTGCTTATCCTTGTCGTTCTTGTCCTTCTTCTCGGAAATGTAGGCGTATTTGGCATCCGTTCTGAAAAGATAGTTTGGGAACTCTTTCTGAACCCTGTTGAAGTAACCGTCTGAAACGCCTGATAGCTCGTTCTTGAACCGGCACACCTCCACGAATCTGGAACCGTCCCTAATCCAATCCCTGATAAAGCGAGCGCGCAGACCGTAGGTCTTGCCAAGTCCGCGCGCTCCGATTACCATAGTCACATCGGCGTCATACGACAGGGTCTTGTCCCAATCGTAGAAATCAGCCAATTTAAACTTCCTTCTCCATATACAGGTATGAATCGAGAACCTTAGTCACTTCTTTGGGGCAGTGCTTCATTACCGAGTACAGGCGGTAGGTATAGTCTTGGTCTGATACGCACTTGTTGCGAAACTCGCACCACGCTTCAGCCAGCTTGCGCTCGTCACCGTAGATTGACTTCTTGACGTACCATTTAACAGTCATGGGTTTCTCCCCTCAGATTGCGGATGCGATTTAAAATATCGGAACACATTGCAATAGTGCAGTATTCATCTTCGACGAACTTACACCCGTCACAGAAACCTGAATCTTGCATGCCAGCGTATGCACATATAGGAGAACCGAACATATGTGAATTGCGGTAATCAACTACACGTTTCAAATCAGACTCTAACTTCTCCCAGTTATCGAGTGGGGTAAGGTATAAACTGCTAACAATACGAGTACCTTGAATCGTATCGACACTCCATTCATTGATTCTAGGGTCGTATTTGTAGTCATATACGGTTACTTCCTCCCCATATTTCTCATATAACAACGTAGTGGTAAGCGGAATCTCACAACCTGTTGCATCCTTCGGTAACTCAACCATATTAGTCCTCCAAATCGTCAGGGTTGAAATGACGGACATCGCCGTCATACTCGGTAAGCTCGTTGAGTTCCTTCAGCAAGTCAACGAACTTGTCGTTGTTGATATATCCAGAAGCGTGCGCAACTCCGATTACGTTACCTTCATCGTCCAGAATGTCGACATAGACGCACCTGTTGCAGCTAGTCATTCGTGGCATATTCCACACCTCTCATAATAGTAACCATACCGTATTCATTGCGTTCCTTTATGCAAGCGCCCTCCTTAGTCCTGTACAGATACCGCAATGACGTATCCACTTCCCTACCGTACTTACGCCTTAGATATGAAACTGTTTGCGCGTTGCTGGGCTTGCTCGTTTCGCCGAGTATCCTGCCAACAGGGTATAGCGCTTGCGATTCATGGGACTGTACGTGCGCAACGTTAGATAGGTAGTCGGTAACGTCCGATTCGTACACATCAGTCGCCTTCGGTTTATGTCCCTCCAAAGCGTGCGCAATTTTGTTAGAAACGTAGATATTGTACCCGAGAACATTTTGAAACACCTCCTTGATGTCGTTCCCACCTTCAACCAACTCATCGATGAAATCTTCAATCGTATATGCGCCTTCTGGTCGTGACAGTCCTGCGCATGTGATATGCGAATGTCCGTCTGCGTATGAAACTCGCGCCTTGTTCCAGCCTTCCATGTGGTATTGCCACCTGTCACCGGAACCAGCACCCTCGATGTCGAAAGAACCGATACCAGTCAAGTTGGATGCCATTTCAGGTCGTTGCATACGCAGACGTTTCATGCACGTGTCGATAGCTCTCTTGGATGCGATAGCGATAGGCTCCAATGCTTTCATTAGTTCATCGTCCGTTACATCCGCATCGCAAGCGACCTTCATTGAATCGGTATCGCCCCCAGTGATTCGCACCCTGTCTCCGAAATACGAGTACAGAAGCTCCATTGCGATTACCAAGTGCATACGCGAGCCTGCAACGATTCGCATACCGTAGTTGTAGAACACCTTGCATGTCTTTGGTTGACGCTCTTCCCAGTTATCCTCACAAGTCGCAGTTGACTCGTCAATCATGAGTTCACCGTTCTCGCATTTGTACGATGGTTTGTATATATCCTGTGCCATTGTTCCGTAGATGCCGTTGAACTCACCTTTAACTGTCGATGTGTACCATGCTTCAAAGAACTGATTTGAACAGGTTCCGTTTGTTAGCGTTTCGGCTATACCATCTGGAATAGTGGAAGGGATTCTATAATCGTATGGCTTACCTTGCGTATAATGATTGTTAATGAACTTGGCATCGTTTTTCATCTCGTATAAGATGTTCGATTGTAGTGTTACGTAGTCTGGTGGAATCTTCCAGCTGATAGTCTGCTCACCGTAGATAATCTCGTGCGAATCCCATTCGTAAACCTGTGTCATACACCATAACTCAATCTCATTTAGGTGCATAACGACCTCGTCTGCACTGTACAGCTTTCCGAAGGCGAAATCTGCGTTAACATATCTATCTAAGAATCCGTATTCCCTGATTATATTCTCCTGCGTTACGTTTCTAGGGTCGCAACCGATGTCCAAACCCGGTTGAAGATAGCGTTTGAACTTTGCAGATGATTCCAAGGCAATCCCCCATCTATCGAAACATGTATCTTTTCTGATACGTATATTCTTGAATCTTATAAGCACATGCATCGCGTGCTCAAATGGTTTATGGTAGTTGTTCAGAATATCATCTATCGTCTTGTTTACGATTTCTTGATACCCGATTTCAAGCGCGTCTGGCAGGCACTCTTTGAAGCCAAGCGGTACATATCTACCGTTGATAAACGTGTGGTGCATCGAAGTGACATCGAGACTAGCGACATTACTGACGACAACATTTGCGGTTGCAGCTGCGGTGAAGGTGAAGCCACCTCTAAAACATCCCTTTCTAAGTGCGTATTGTTGAAACGTTTTCGGTAATTCCTGTATACACAGGTTCATGAAGGCTTTTTCAAGCGTTAGTTTCTTACCGTTCTTCTTGTCAATCTTCAAAGGCGCGATTTCGTGTTTTGCCATCTGGCGCACGATTGAAGTCTTTGTCAGAACCCTACTTCCAAGCATGTCCTGTTTCATCCACTCGTTAGCGTGAAGCAGGTACTTTAGATATGCTGGGATAACCTGCACATCTCGTGCCGCATAGTAGAGTTCAAGTTCCGTTAGCGGAGTTTCGGGTGTTCTCGTTAAGGTGTAGTCCCAATCGCCTTTGGCTTTGGCAAGACCGCACGTATCGCCCATTGCGGCAAGTCCTCGCATTTCAAGATGGAACGTATCCCAGAACCTTAAAACCGTGTTACCTGTTTCCTCTTCGACTAAATCGAGCGTATATACGTTAGTAGAAGATTGCGCGTTTGCGGTTATCTGATACATGCTGTTGAGTGTTTCCATTAAAGGCTGCAAATCAAACATCAGATTGTATGCGCAAACGATTGGGACTACCTTGAAGAACTGACCCCATTCAATGTATTCCTGTAGACGAGCTATGTACTCGTTCTCATATCTGTAGAACGAAACCTTATCGTCTGTAACAGGTTCGTAGTTGTATAATTCCTTGTCCCTTATGTCGTTGTCGATGAAAAGAATCGGATAGGCGCGTGTCTGGTTTCCCTCGCCTACATTGCAAGTCTCGGTATCATAAACCGAGCAGATTGCATACTTGACCCTTTTCACCCTCGTCATTTGACCTGTTCCCTCCAATCTTTATTCGGGTCGAATTGGACAACGTAAACAAGATAGTCGGGACTGCGTTGAGTATCCTGCTCATTATCGGCTGATTCAGCTCGTTCGTAGAACCTGCGCTGCTCTTCGGTAAGGTTCGCGTTCTGGTCTATCTTGCCTTCTGCGATTTCCAAAGCGTGCCTGACAGAAGGTTGCGACATAGCGCGTTCAAATGCAGTCTCAAGTGAAGCGGTTTTGAAGTACTTCATAATGCGCTTGTTAATCTGCGCCGTATCCGTTGGCGTTCCGTCTTGATTTTGCCAGATACGCTGTGTCACTCGATAGAAGGTCTTTACTTCCTCGCGCGAATATATTGATGGGTTGGAAGCCTGTTCCAAAGCCGCATCGGCGCCCTTGTATCTCTTAGTTGCCAAGTTAAGCTGAAACTGTGTCGATAGGTTGGCTGCACCGTACTTACCAGTTGCAATCTTTGAACCCGCTACCAAAGATTCGATATTGGCTGATGCGATTCTAACCGCTTGCAACTGCTTGCCTGTTAGCGGTTTCCTACCTGTATACGTTTCCTGAATCGCTTTCTTGATTTGCTCGGATGTTGCTTTTGCCACTAGCTTTTGACCTGCGGAGCTGTGCGGGTCTTTGAGGATTTTAGCGAGCCTTGTGATAGTACGCTTTCCCTTTACTCGGGACAGGCGAGCTACGTATGCTGCGGTTCCCTTCTTACTCGGCATCGTGGTTTTCCAGCTTACGAATGATGGCGAGTAAATCAGTTTCTATTTGTTTAGCCATTTCGAATAATACATTGCTTTTGCCCCTACCGTAATAGATGTTTAACCCAAGTTTTACTACTTCTAGTTTTAACTTATTCAAATCTTGAATCGCGCATTGTACATTCGCATTGGAATGGCACTCAATATACAAGTCACAAACTTTGTATCGTTCTTCCTTAATCACATTGGAACATTCAATTTGAGCTAAAATAAACCAGTTACAATCGGCATCGTCACACTTGTAATACTCAAAGCGAATTACTTTCAGCTTTAACCCATCGTCCCTGTACATGTACTCGGTATCAAGGTTAACTGCTTGACCGGTTGCGTCATACGGAATAAAAGTAGAAATGTTATCAGACATTAGAACTCTCCTTAAAACAAATGAAGGCGTGAAACCCATTCGAAGGTTTCACGCCTTGGTTAAACTTGCGCTAGATGTTACGCATAAAAGTGAAGGGTTTTGAGAGTGTTTCCGTTGTTAAGCTTCTTCTCGATTACAGCAACCTCGATACCGTTCTCACCAAAATCACCGTTGAACAGACCTACAATCTGCTGTGCGGAGCGCTTCAGACCGTCAGACTGGGTCATGTAAATGTTGCCCTCGCTGTCAATCAAGTACGTATTGGTGCAAAACTCACCAGTACGACTACGAACGCCCGGGGTGGTGATAACATCAACGAGATTAAAGTGCTTATCGCCAATCTCGGCAAGCGAAGCGGCATCGGAGAGCGCATTAGCGACCTTGATAGTACCTTCACGGGTGGTGCGGTCTACGGTGCAAATGTAACCATCGGGAATGTTCAGCTCAACATTGTCGGTGTTGGCAAGTGCGTTAGTGTTCTCAACATTAGCGAGTTCGTTAGACATAAGTTGTCTCCTTTAAGTTAGTCAGTTACACAATCGGCGTATTTAATGAAATCTGAAACGGTCATACTGTAGTAATGCGAAGTCGTCTCCATTGACTTTACAAGTACACGAGTAGTTCCAAGCTGTCGTGCAACAATAGATGTTGCGCGTTCCAAGTTGTTAATGTTACCGATGATTGGTACATCTAGCTCAACTTGGTTGTTGTCTTTGTCGTACATTAGTACATTACAAAGTGTCTCATATACACGACGTCCAATACGGTGGTTTTCTTGCATCTTCTCTCCTTTCGTTGACTAGACATGTTATTGCGACGCGCCACGGCTTAATTGTAGCAGCTTTTGCAAGTTGCGGTTGTGACGATTTTTGAGTTATGGAGGTTCTGTGGAAGTAGGTACTGGTATGGTAATGTGTATTTTGTTACAAGTACGTGTGTGCAAATCAAATACGAGTTCGTGTACTTGTGTCTAAGAACTTAGACACGTATTCATTTCCGAATACTACCC